ATAACAATACTATCTTCAAAGCGTTTATGTTTTAATAAAAAATTAACTAATCTTTGAATTTCTACAAATTCATTACAAACTGTTATCGCGTAGCTTATCTTCATTTTTGTCTAATTGGTTGATGTAATATAATAATTTATCTTGTGGTTTCCAACCTAAAATTTCTATAGCATCTTCACTTTTGCAAAGCGTTTCTCTAAAATTACCTTTTTGATCCTTAATATATCTGATATTACAACTAAAGTTACTAACAAACATTTTAGCTAGTTCAATAATAGAATAATTTATACCTGTTCCTAATTCCCAAGCATCATGGTGTTGTATACCCTTAGTACCTGCTTTATATAAACCATCAACAATATCATCTACATGAGTAAAATCTCTTCTTTGTTTACCATCACCAACTATTTCAATATCTGCTC